TCGATGCTACGGCCCGCCTCTTCCGCAGAGTTCCCGAGGTCGTCAAAAGCGGCCTGCGCGTCTTCGGTATCATCACCCAGAGCGCGCACGATATTCCCGGCTTCCTCTGCCGAGTCCCTCGCCTCTTCGAGAGCCCGAGCCGCTTGGATCACCCGCTCTGCGAACTCGGTGGATTCGTCGGAACCTTCGCCCAGCCGTTCGACCGCCTCGTCCACGGCGTCGTAGAACTCTTCGGCCGACGAGTTGCCGTTCGAGAACTCCTGCGAAAGCCGCTCGATCTCGTCGCGCAGCTCGCCGGGCACATTGCGAACCGAGGCGCGGAGGTTGTAGCCAAAGAAGTTGGTCCAGAAGTCCTCGGTGCCGCTGGACGTGGAGTCGAGCGTGTCTTCGAGAGACCGCACCGCTTCTTCGATCCGGTTGAGGTTCGCCTGCGCCTCGGTAGCCGTCAGGTCGTTGAGCTGGTTGCGCCAGTCCTCGACCGAGCCGCCCACGGCGTCGTAGGCGTTGCGGACTTCATCGACAATCTTCTGGTGGGTGTTGAGGGCTTCAGTCGCCTCGTCCGCCCGGGTGGCCCAGAGGCCGATACCAACGGAGACGGCCGTGACCAGCAGGCCGATCCCGGTGGACGACATGAGCGCCCGGATCGCGAGGGTCAGGCGACCCACGCTTGCCGCAGCAGCACCGGCCGTCGCAGACGCCGTGGCCGTCCCGGCGGCGAAGGCGCGCATCCCGACTGCCGCGCCAGCCAACATGGCCGGGAGCTTGGCAAACTGCGCGACCATCGCCACGAGCAGCGGGGTCAGCTTCAGCCCGAGGAAGCCGGTGATCGCAGCGACCACCAGATCGAAGTTGTCCGCCAGCACGCCGAGCGTGTCGATCAGGACGGCAAAGGCCGCAGACGCCCGACCAAGGAACGCCTCGAAGTCCGCGTCCTGAAGCAGCGTCGTCAGCTTGTTCGCCAGATCGGTGAAGGCCGCGATGAAGCCCCCTTCCCCGAACTGGACAAGAGCTTGGAAGGCGGCGTTCTTCAGGCGGCCGAGAGCAACCGACGTTCCGGCCAGCGCGTCAGCGAGGCCGGGGCCGAACCGGCGGGACAGTTCCTCGGAGAAGGGCACGAGGGCGTCGGCCGTGACCTCCCCGGCCTCCATCATCTTGATAAGCTCGGCCGTCGTGACGCCGAGGCCGTCGGCCATGATCTGAATCGCACCCGGCAGACGGTCCCCGAGCTGTTGCCGCAGCTCTTCCATCTGGACCGCGCCCTTCGACACGATCTGGGTCAGGGCCGTGAAGACCCCGGACATCTCTTCAGTCGTCGAGCGGTTGACCCGGGCGGCCTCGGCTACCGAGATGAAGATTCGGCGGGTGTTCTGCCCCGCGAGGTTCGTGCCCTGCGTGGCAATGGCGAACTTGGAATACTCGGTCGCGAGCGTTCCAAGGTCCACGCCGAGCCGGTTGGCTGTCCGCCGCAGGAAGTCCATCTCCTGCGCCGCCTGCCCCACGTCCCCTTCGAGGGCGACGTTGAGGCGGGCCTGCGCCGCTTCGAGGGTCTGGTATGCGCCAACAACGCCCCGGAGGACTTCGATCACCCCGTAGAAGCCGCCGTAGGCCGCGATCAGCGAGAGGACTTCACCCCGGAGCCGCTGGGTGTAGGAGAGCGACTGGCGGGTGTCCCCATAGAGGCGACGGTAAGCGTCGGCCAGACGGCCCGTCTCCGTGGCTCCACGGCGCGCTGCGTCCGCTTGGGACCGGGAGGCCCCCGCCAGCTTCGCAACGGAGCCTGCGGCCCTGTCTGCGGCTTGGTGGACGCCCCGGATCGCCTGACGCTGGCGGAACCCGTCGTTCGCTACCTCCGTCATGGACGCTGCGAGCTTTTCCTGCGCCGCGATGAAGCGGGCTTGCCCGTTGGTGACGGAGAGCATGTCCTGCGAGACTTCGCGGTAGGCGTTGCCCATCCGCTGAAGAGTCTCTTCCTGAAGCATGAAGGACATCTGGGCTTCGTCGGCCCGCTGGGCGAGGAACTGGATTCGCTGCGAGACCTCCCGGGTGGGCGGCCCTGCCTTCAACATCGTGGCAGAATACGCGGAAGCCACCTTGTCGAGTCTCTCGAACTCTTCCCGTGCCTTGCGTGCCGCAATACCCTGCTCGACGAGCTGCTGTTCGAGATTGCCCCGCGACACGTTGGCCGAAGCGGCGACGGCCGAATCGAACCGACCCGCAGCTTCCGCCAGTTCGACATAGGCCCCCTCGGCGCGGCCGAGCTGTTCGACCTGCCGGGCCAGCGCCCCGCTCGTCTTTTCCAGATTGCCTTCGAGGCGGGACTGGTCGGCCGAGGCCGCCTTGGCCCGCGTGCCGAGCCCGGTCAGGTTGCCGCTGATCTTCCCGAGGATCGTTTCTTGCCGGGCGAGGTTCCGGGCCGCAGCTTCAGACTGACCCGCAAACAGGGTCACGGCCGAACCGGCCGCACGCAGCTCGCTTTCGACCGCGTTGTATTCGGCCCGGAGCTTGGTCAGCTTCTCGGTCTGCGAGATCAGGTTCCGCTCGGCCGCCGCGAGCTGGTTGGTCAGGGTGCGCGTGGGGTTGGTCGTCGCGGCCATCTGCTCGCGCAGCTCGCCAACACGGGCGGCCGTCTTCTCGAACGCCGTCTGCGACTTGATGATCTTGGGGGGCAGCCGGTCGAACCGGGCCGAGAGCTTTTCAACGGCCGCGACCGACTGGTCATAGGCCCCTGCCAGCTCCTTGCTTTCCTTCTTCGCCCGGGCAACCGCCTGCGACTGGCGGTTCTGCGCAGCGGCCGCACCGTCGAGCTTCTGCTGGTATCGGGTGGTCGCCGTCTCGGCATTGCGCACGCGGCGTTCGAGCTGGGCAAACTCGCCTTGCGACGAGGCGACCTCTTTCTCCAACCGGGCGACCGCACCGGCCGCCTTGTCCATGTCCTGCGTGAACGTGGCCCCGATGTCGAGGCTCTTCAGGCTCTTGTCGAGCTGGCCGATGGCAGCGCCGAGACCTTGCAAGGCCCCTTCAGTGCCATCGGCCTTTTCCTGAAGGCCGGTCTGCGCGTCGATGAAACCGTTGAGCGCCTTCGTGATACTCTTGACGACGTTCTCGGCTTCGTCCTTGGCACGGATTACGAGGTCTACATCTTTCCGTGCCATCGGCAGCTCCCTATTCTTCGTCGAAGAGCCCCGTGTTTTCCGCGCTCTCTCCCAACAGTCCGTTGATCGGCTTGGTCTCGATTGCGAGGGCTTCTATCTGCTTTGTAAACGCAGTGCGCGCTTTTGGCGATAGGATTCCCGCCACGCAGAGCTGAAGCAGGTTTGCCTCGGTCGTGATCCGGCCATTCTCCCGAGACACAATGAACGCCGCCTCGTCGGCCAACCGGCCAAGGGGGTAGTCGAAGGCGTGCAGGTGGTTGTGGCTCAAACAGAGATTCGCCTGCCTTCTTAGTCCCCAATACCATTCTGCGAAGGTAGGCCCGCTTTGTTCGTCAGAGCCCCAGAGACCCCCACCAGCATCCGGGTCAGGGACTCGACGAACTTTTTTACCTCGCCCTCCGAGGCGAAGGTGAGTCGGAAGACCTTCTCGATGGCATCGACCTGCACCGTGATCGGCAGATCGCGGGCCATAGCGATGCCCTCTGCGTCATAAGAATCAGACGCCAGTGCGATGACCTCGGCCGCGATGGAGGGGAACTCCCGGGCAAGGTCGAATATGAGTTGCCGCACCATGTCGGTCGAGAGCGACCCGGGCTCGCTGCGGCCGCTTTGCAGCCTGGCGAACAGGATGCCGAGGGTCGAGCCGTGCTCGGCCACAAGCATCATGAGGTCGTTCGTGGACGCGGCCCGGACATCGAAGCTCTGGCCGTCGGAGAGTTCGACTGGCTCGCGCCGGATGCGGATGGATTTCAGTTTTCCCATAGTGGTTTCCTTTGGTCAGCGGGGGAGGGGGAGAGGTCGGTGTGGGGGCCGAAGCCCCCACCCGGTTATCAGACCACGAGGGCGGGCTTGCCGTCCCGGTAGATCGCCTCTGCGCCCGTGGGCTTGAGGATTTCCATCGAGAGCGGAATCTGCTGCCACTCGTCGCCCTTCAGGGCGTAGTCGCCGTTCGGCGTCAGCTTCACGTAGGGGAAGAAGAACTGGCAGTTGTCCCCCTTCGGGTTCTTCGTGACGTAGCGGATCGCGCACTCGACCGGCTCGGAGCCGGAGATGACGCGGGACCGCGAGCTGGCCGCGACGGCATAGGTCACTTCGATGTTTTCGCCGTCAACCGCGATGGTGGACGTGTCGATGAAGTGGATCATGCCGTTGTCGTAGTCGATGGTGTAGTCTTCGTCCACGACCAGCGGCGTGCCGCCGGGGGCGACGGCAACCGCGAAGCCCGTCTCGTCGATGCCGAAGTAGCCCGCCGGGTTGGATGCGGTGACGCCCAGCTTGTAGGAGTGGCCCGCCTCGATCCCGGTCAGGGTCTCGGTGGACGATACGACCGAAGCCTGCGCAACGGTGCTCTCCGAACCGAAGAAGAACAGCGCCACGTTGCCGGGGTCGATGTTGTCCGTGGTCATCGAGCCGGTGCGGTTGACTTCCAGCAGCACCGAATCATCCTTCTCGCGGATGCCCTCGTCCGAGCTGTAGTGGTCCAGCGTCTGGGATTCGATGTTCAGCGAGAACTCGGGCGTGTTGCCGATATAGCGGTAGGCCCCATCTGCGACGCCGTTCACGTAGCGCGAGATGTAGACCTTGCCTCGGCCGAGGGTATAGTTTTGCTTTGCCATGTCGTGTTCCTTTCAGTGGCTCCTGCGTTCACTCTTCGTAAGGGTCTTCCAAGTTTTCCACCAAGTCCAGCGTGACAGTCAGCCAAAAATAGGCTTTCGCAGAAACCTCTTCAGGCGGTCGGACAACCCCAGCTCCGATATACATCTCCGTGACATTCCGGCCAAGGCCGAAG